TTGAAGTGTACGCCGGGTTAGGAACCGGTTTACATGGAGATTTACAAAGGTGCGAGGATTTCCCATAGCCTAACTAGGAACTATGTTCTGAAAGAAAGTCCTTAAATGAATAGAAAGGTCATCACCAGTGACTCTTCTATTCTATTATTTGCTGTGACCGTATATATCAGCAGTCAAAAAGAAGGTACGGGGTTAAATTATTTCCGCTACCCAGTATGTGGCTAATAAAAGGCTGGGGTTCAAATTATATTTGGTTTCGCAATGTGCCATTAAACATTGTTTGTTATTTAAAATATGCTTTGCGATGTGCAACAAAGAAACATTGCAATTATATTTGTTTTATATTTACTTTTCGAGTAAAATAAGCTATAATAGGTGAGTATAAAAGAAAGTAAGAAGCCGTTAATGCGGTTTTATCTATAGGTTGAATGAATGCACATTGATGTGTGCAAAATAAAAGAGAACAGAATCCTATAGACGGTTGAGCCTTTAGTGGAATTAAGGCTAATAAACTAAACAATTAGCAAGAATAACCGCTTTACTCATGGCGGTTATTTTTGCGTTTCTTATCGATAAACTTGACTATGTAAGAGGAAATGACTCCAATCACAATGTCTGCAATAAGTTCGCAAATTATCACGTTGTATCACCCTCCTTTCTTAGCAAGGGTATCTATACGATAAACTAGATGTCACCATCCAGACGTGACTCAAACCGCCTACCATCTCTATCTAGCCTGGAATAAAAATGTTTGATTCTGTTCTCTAACCTACATTATAAATAATTTGGAATATTCTGTCAAACGAATATTCCTGCCCTTTATAAATAACGAATACACAAGGAGTTGAGAATTTTCTCAGCTCCTTTTTTGATATAAAAATTTAAGAAAGTTGAGGTGAATTTATATGATTCTAGTATGTAAAGATTTTGAATTTGATGAGCAAACATTGAAGCAACAGAATCTTTCTTCTGTTAATTTTGATGACGATACTTCTCTTCCATCGTCTATTGTGAGAGAAATGGAATCTACTACAATGAATAAATATCGACCAGAGGTGACTGGATTCGGAACAACATATACAGAAACACTTGTATTTGAAATACACATCACAAAAGATTACGAGGTAAATACATCTCAGGAAGAATTAGAATTATCTACAGAAGAATACGAGGAGACAGTTTCATGGCTCACATCACCTCAAGAACATAGATGGTTAAAAATTACAACACAACAGGGCGAGATTGTAAAAGTAAAAGGCTACTTCTCTTCTGTCACTCCATATGAGAATTGGGGAATTTGTTACGGTTTACGATGTACATTCACATGCAATTCGCCATTTTCTTATGTAGAAAAACAAGATCAACAAATCATTACACGTAGTAAAAACTTTATGTTGCAAAATACAAGCAGCGACAAATACGGATATGTATATCCAGTTATTAATATTTATCCCAAAGCAACAGAACAAATCTATATCCATAATCTGTCAGACAGTAAAACACTTGAATCTGGCACAATCTCATTACAATCCACATACAAATTGACGTTACAATTATTGATGAATAAAATTGAAAATTACGCAAAAATGAATGGGTGTACTCTTGAATATGTATATGACAAAGATAGTCATGTGGTGTCTGTATGCAATAATACTGCTATCCTATTCTATCTTACTGATTCTTACGGAGTGAAGAATAAGTATGGCGCGTACTATATTGAAAACGGGCAGTATTATATTTTTCAGGGCGGATTTTTCTACTGCCAGGTGCAACGAGATTTACAGTTAAAATTGGATTGTAAAAATCTTGCATTATATGATGAGCTTGGACGACCTGTCGTTTTTGAACGTGTCGGGATTCAGGCAGAGGATAATATTTACTGGATTAGATTAATCAATGGATATAATACATTCAGGGCGTTTGGAAATGTTACTTTAGATATAACTTACTTGGAACCAAGGAAAGGAGCGCTGATTTAATTGCATTTTAATTATGATATATACGGAAAGCACGAAAAAACAGTCGCTTACCTTGCCACACCAAGCAGAGTTATCTTGTGTGCTATAAATGGAATTGATGAATCAACTGGGAGTTTTGAAGGAGTTTGTAATGATGTCTCTACTATTGCATTTGACGTGAATCGATATATCGAAACTGATGATGGTAAGATGACAGAATCAAATGCGTATAACTGGCTGTCCAAATATATGAAAATGTATATATCTGGATTAGGTTGGTTTATTATGGATAGTCCGGAAACACATGGGACTGGAACAAAAGAATATAAAAGCATAACGGCGAATTCCGCCCAAGGAGAGTATGGACAAATTCCATTAGATGGATGGAAAGTTAATTGTGGAACAACTGATTCGTTAGAAATGTTGGTAGATGGAAATGTAGAAGAAATTGAAGGTGTTGAATTTGCAAAGGAACAAATTAAATTCTACAACGAAAAAACTCCTCAATTAAGTCTGGTTAATATTTTAGTAGATAAAGTACCTGGATGGAAGGTCGGATATATCGATAATATTCCAAAAGAATATGAAACGATTGAAAACGGCGAGGTTAAAAAGAAAATTGTTTACTTAAAAGACGAAATCGGAACATTCAATATTGATTACAATGATGTGTACAGTTTTATCACACAGGATTTTGAGAAATTTTTTAGCTGTATTGTTGAATTCGATTATAAAAATCTTGTTGTTAATTTTTATCGCGTAGAGAATTTTGGAGAAGAAACGAACGTCACAATAGGATATCGAAATGTGCAGAATTCACACGATATTACTGTAGATGATGAAAATGTGTATACAAAATATCGAGTGTCTGGAGCAGATGATTTAGGAATTGAACAATGCAACGGTGGAAGCAACACACTCTTCTATCTCGATCCATTCTGGCTCAACAATAAATATCTTAGCAATTCTACGATTGAAAAATATAAAGCTTGGTTCAGTTTCTGCGAACAGGCTAGAGTTGACTATTCAAATATGTCTAAAGAGTGGAATACACTTCAGGACAAAATAACTGAAATTTATATTCGCATACCGACCGGAGACTGCGATCCAGATAATTGGCATAGCCTGTCCGATACTGCTCTCGAAGCCTTAAAAAAGGACTATGAGGCGCAGAAAGTTGGATATGAAAAAATATATGTAGACGAGGACGGAAATTTTGATATCGATGCTCTTAATGCATCTCCCGATGCAAATATGTATCATCAGATTGTGGATACGATCCTTCCTAATATCCAGATTGAATTTGATAATCGAAAATTACCAACATCGGAAGGTGAAAAAGATTATATTGAAGACTATGAAACAACATGGAAATATTATGGTATCAATGAACTTGAAGTAAAATTAAAATCTTATCAAGACCAGGCAAAGTTATTAGCCAAAAGTCATTATGATTTGACATGGGAAAGGTATCAGGAACTCACAAAAGAAGACCCTGAAAAATATCCGGCTTTAACTGAGGACGGGTTTAAAGACAAACATGAACTCTATGAAAAAAATGCATATCAAGCAGACGAAGATAATTCTGATTCATGTGCTGCTGCTTTAAAAGAGCGTAGAGAAGAAGCTAAAACAGAGGAAGATAAACAAAAAAAACTCGGAAAGAAGCGCGCTTCTCTTGGACAAGATATGGCATTAGAATCTTGGACAAGTGATACTCTAGGTGGTTTTGAAAAGGAAGAATTGGCGGAGCTTTATCACATAACAAACCCTACTCCATATACGAATGAAAATATATTTGTAGGAAGTCAAGATTCTCTCACAGATATTGTAACTGTACAAACAGAATTATGTAGGATTGCAATGGAAGAATTAATGGCATCTTCTGTTCCTCAAACAACATATTCTACTGATGTGGATAATTTACTTTCTGCAATAGGATCTGAGCTACACGCTCTGTCTTTAGATTTTGGAAACTTCATTTGGTTAGGAATTCGTGATGACTATTTTGTTAAATTGAGGGTCATGACAATTTCATTTAATCCATTTCTTTTTGATAATAATTTTTCTATTACATTCTCCAACATGATAAAGTCCAGATCGAAAAGAAATGACTTTATTTCAATTCTTGGTTCAGGATCAAACCTTGGTGGATCAGGCGCTCGAAATAATTATGTCGGAAATCTGCAACTTACAGACGATAATATTTATCAAATCTTACAGAAGATACTTCAGTCATCATCATTCACTAATAAAGTGCAAAATATTGTAAATGGATCTGGAGGAAGTATTATTGGAGGTTCTGGTGGAAATTACATCACACCAGGAACCCTTGAAGCAGAAATGATTAAATGTATTAATATACACGCTGAAAATGGATTCTTTCAATATTTACAAGCTGAACTTATTTCTGCTGGACAAATCGTTGCTCAATCTGGTGATTTCAAAAAACTTGCTGCTTATGTTGCGAATATTGATAACTTGATCTCCGGTAATGTTTCGGCAGAACTCGGTCACATTATCAATTTGACAGCACAAAATGTGATAATTGATGAAGCTGTTATTAAAGATTTGATTGCAGCACAGATTACAGTATCAATGTTAAAAGCAGGTACTATTTCTGCAGATAAATTTCAGATTGAATCTGATGACGGTGGAATGGCAATTGCAGGAAATACAATGCAATTCAAAGACAAGAACGGAACAGTTCGTATTCAAATAGGAAGAGATTCAAACAATGATTTTACGTTCTGTCTGTATGACGAAACTGGAAAAGGTGTTCTTATTGATTCTACTGGAATTAAAGAATCTGCAATTGAAGATGGTTTAATCAAAAATGACATGATTGCAGATTCCACAATTGCTAAAGAGAAATTAGCTTTTCAAGCTGTAGAACAAGATAACGATGGGAAAATACATGTGTCTGATGTTGTTATTAATGGACAAGGTATCAACGCATCATTCACTACTATCGAAAACAAATTTTCTAATATGCAAACACAGATTGATGGAATTAAAGTGTCTACTCCGTACACAATGAATATCTATTCCTCTAACGGAACGATGTTCAGACCCGGAATGATAAATACTACTCTCTCACCGACGTTATATCTTGGTCAGAGCAATATTACAGATATGTACGATGAGACACATTTTATATGGACAAGACAATCTCCAGATTCTGATGGGGATCATTACTGGAACACAGCACATGCAAACGGAACGAAAGGTTTGCATATTACAAACGAAGATGTATTCGGAGGAGCAAGTTTTACTTGTTCCTTTTTTAATGAAGATAAAGAACTCGCAAGAGCAGTTTTTTAAAGGAGGTATTTTATGGCTTTAGCAAAAGCATATAGTTCTATTACAATTACTGATGCTACAGATGTTGGTCGAATTAGCTTGTATATCACAAGTAGCTTACCACAGACTGTCATCGAAAATCCGAATGAAGCTACGACTGTATATACTCCAGATTGGAGTAAAACAAATTTGGTTCTTACACCAATTATGTATTTTAATGATCAACAGCTTACACTGCCAAAAACAGGTCTTACTGTAACATGGAAAAGACAAGAGGGATCATCTGCTCCAACGGATTTAAAAACAGGAGAAACTGTAAAAGATGGAGTTCTTACAGTTTCACAGAATTTTCTTGGGACAATTCAAAGCGGAATCCTTACATATATTGCAAATGTACAGTATACAGACCCAAGCACCAATGTAACATTAGAGACACAGGCTCAGATGACTTTTTCACTGTCTAAGCAAGCAACTGAGGCAAAATATTGTTCAGTTTCTGGAGAGTCTGTATTTTTATATAATTCAAATCAGACTTTAGTAGGTGTTGATACTATTGTGTTAACTGCTACTTGTACAAACGTAAATATTTCACAGTGGCAATATAAAAATGCAAGTGGTTTATTTGTTGCAATGCCAACGACAAACAATCCATCTATTAACGGATCTACTATCAATATTAAAGCATCGGAAAATATTTTATTTAACAATGATGTAGCAGTAATTAAGTTGGTAACAAATGATTCATCTGTATATGACTTACATACAATCACAAAAATCAGAGATGGTGCTGCCGGAAACAGTACCGTAGCAGTTGTATTAAGTAACGAAAGTCATACCCTTCCTTGTAATTCAAGTGGTGTTGTTAATCCAGACACTGGTTATAAAGGAGCAGAAACAACTGTAGGCGTATTTGAAGGTGGTGTTGATGTAACATCTAAATGGACTATCAGTGCAGTTCCAAGTGAAGGAATTACAGGTACGTTTGTAGGCAATAAATACACGGTAACAAAAATGGATAATAATATTGATGTTGGTCATGTTGAATTTTCATGTGTGTCAAAAGCAACAACTTTGAAAAAGAGATTTTCATTAATTAAACAGCGTGCCGGTGTTGATGGGTCTGATGCGGTTATTTATTCTGTTGAAGCATCTACACTTTCTATGAATCTTGGAAAGAATAATGTATTTGCACCAGCTAATGTAACATTTTCAGGAATGAAGCAAGTTGGAGCAGCAACAACACAAACCGTATATAATGGTAGATTTGTTATTTTAGAATCAACGGATGGTTTAAATTTCGGAACAGCTAAATATACATCCTCAACAGATGAGCCTAGTAAAGTATACACACCGTCCAACACAACTGTAAGAGCAATTAAATGTGAGTTGTATGCGTCAGGTGGAACTACAACAAAATTGGACTCACAGACTGTAATGGTTACAAGAGACGGTACTGATGGTGGAAATGGTAAACCGGGTGAAGATTCTATTTCTGTAATTATGGGTAATGAAGCAGAGGTCATCCCATGTAATGCAAATGGTACTGTTAAGATTTCAAGAGATATCAATATCCCATTTTATGCATATAAGGGATTAAGCAGAGCTGCAGTAACATGCACTCCTGGAACTTTACCATCTGGAGTTACTGTAAAAACAAACACAGCCGGTACAACATCTAATGATGGATTGCTGATTATAAATGTTCCTGCAGGAAATAACCTCGGTTCTGCTTCTGATTTATCAGGAACATTCTCTCTTACTTTCACTGTAGGTGGTGTTTCTGTTGTTAAAAAATTTGGTTGGACAAAGAGTATTCAAGCAACGAATGCGGTACTGTTACAGATTTATGCTCCGCAAGGTGATGTAATCGTAAATGGTGGTAATAATGTCGTATTAGAAACTCAACTTTCTGACGGAAGTACAATTATCGCTTCAGGCATTACATATAAGTGGGCAAAATTCAAAAGTGGAAATTACGAAATTATTGAGGGGCAGACAACAAGTAAATTAACAGTTACTCCAGTGATGGTAGATTCTCTCGCTTCATTTAAATGTACAGCGACATATGGCGGGAAAGAATATATTGCATATTGGACTGTGACCGATAAAAATGACCCGCTTGATTTACAAGTGTTATGTTCTGTAGGTACACAACTTACAAATGAAACAACTTTTGGAGCGGTGTATACTTTAGCATATTTAAATGGAGAAGAAATTGATCCAATTAAATCAACTACATTCTCTACAGAAGCTCCAAAGTCTTCTCATACAGGAGACTTCTATTATCATATTGATAAGGTAAAAAAAGAAGTTGTTCTCAAGAAATATAATGGATCCGCATGGGCTGATGCTGTAGAAAGTGATTTACCAACTGGAGTTTATAAGTATTACAGACGGCAAAATGGAGTCGAGCTTGACACAGACAAAGAATGGAAAACAGGAAAAGTTATTTTTGTCGATAGAGAACTTGTGAATAAGAATCTGGTGATTAATTGCGAGGCAGAAATTTCTTTAACAACATAAAATTGTCATTCACGGAGAGTAGGAAGCACTACTCTCCTATTTTAATATAAGGATGGTGAAATATGAAAGCATATGGACAAATTACACTAACTGTTGTGAATGATGGCGAACAAGGAAATCCCGGAACACCCGCATTAAATGTAGTAGTTGCGAATGAATCACAGTCGATCCCATGTACGAATGCAGGACTTGTAAGCAAACAAATGCTGCTTGAAATACCTTTCACTGGATATGAAGGCTTTACAAAAATTGCGTGTGAGGTTACAGTTGGTGAATTGCCATCCGGAATATCTCATACCGTTGAAAATGCAACACCTGAGAAGGACGGAAAAGTTATTTTAAATGTTGCTAAAAATGCAACTCTTGGTGGAGCCGATATTTTGAACGGTGTTATTAATCTAACATTTACGCTAAAAGGACAGTCTGTTGTAAAACAATTCTCTTGGACAAAAACGAAAGATGGGGCTAATGGTTCTGCGCGAGTATATATGTTACAACCATCTACTTTAATTGTTAAGAAGCTTTCTGGTGATAAGTTTTCACCAGAAGCTGTTACATTTTCTGGTTTTTATAAAGATGGAAATGCGGCGGCTACAAATGAATATTCGGGTCGTTTTATCATAGAAAGAAGCATAAATGGAACAACGTTTGAAACAGTATATACCTCTTCAAAAGATGAAGCAATCTCCATATATAAAGTACAAAAAGACGATGCTGCAATTAAATGTACTTTATGTGCAAGTGGAAGTATTACTAATAAATTGGATTATCAGACTGTTACTGTCTTGAATGACGGAAGCAATACAAATTCTGGAGGAGTAAATCTTGTAGAAGAAACAAACAGGGGAGATAAAAATTGGCGATGGAATATGGAAGTTGGCGATTATACTACTTCTGCCGAATCTTCAAATAAAATAAATTGTGCAAAACTAACGCGAGGGTCTTTAGCTCAAAGCGGATGGTCTTATATTTTATATAGCAAGATTATGCCTGAAAAATACAAACCTGATGAAGATTATATGATTTCTTTTGATGTAAAATCTAACGTTACTACTTCTATTAATGCATATCTATGCGACGAAAATAGCGTAAAGAATACCAATGATATTGGAGAAACATATACTGCAATCAAAAATGAGATTGTGAAAGACGAATGGAAACAATGTATTTTTCAGGTAAGAACGAAGAAAACTCTTCCTAGTACTCGACAACAAGTATTGTATCTCACTGATATGGATTCCAAACCGAATACATATTATATGTTCAAAAATCTTCAAATTGAGCGTGGAACAATTGTTACGGATTGGAAACCTGCTCCAGAAGATGTAAAAAACGATGTCTCTTCATTGGAAGAAACAATTATTACAAAGATTGGATTAGAGGTCGATAATTTAAATAAAAAGATTAGTGCGAAGGTTGACCAGACAAAATTCAATCAATATATTGGCGAAAATGGAGAAATAATAACAGGAATAACCGATAAGGTAAATAATGTACAAATTGATTTGGAAGGTATAAATACAGAAGTAAGTAAAGTACAATCTACACTTGACAAAAAGGCAGATGGAAGTACAGTACAGACATTAAGTCAAGAATTTTCTGCGTTTAAACAATCGACAGAAGGATTTCAACAGACAGTAGTAAAGGACTATGTAACAAAAAACGGATTAAGTGATGAATTAAAAAAACAAGCAACTTTTATCGCGTCACTTACAAACGATAATCATATTATACCAACAGATTCAACCGGAGAAAATGGAAATTATAGTGGATGCGAAACAACTGTTTCTGCTGTTTTTGGTTCAGAACTTGTAACTGAAAATTGTACGTTTACACAGTTGCCGTCACAAGGCGTAACCGGAAATTGGAACCCAAAGACATTTACATACACTGTAACAAATATGACAACTGATACTGGATATGTTGATATTACAGCTAAATATTCTGTCACAATTAGTAATAAACAAGAGATTAGATCTGACACAAAACGTTTTGTTTTGTCAAAAAGAAAAGACGTAGAAAATACAGTCGTATACACACTTCAATCGTCAGATACAATTATAAAAAAATTAACTGATAATACTTTTGACCCTAAAACAATTAAATTTTCTTCGTTTTACAGAGAAGGAAATTTATCTCAGAAAAAATATAACGGGGCTTTTCAAATTTTGGAATCAGATGGTGGAGTTTTTACAGAAAAATACTTCTCATCCGTAAAACAGTCAGAGATTGTATATACCCCAAAATCAGATAACGTAACAAAAATTCAATGTGTTTTATATAAAGAACTCGACAAGACAGATGAGTTAGACAGATATACAATCAACGTTATTTCTGATCAGACAGTTGATATAGGATGTCGAAACTTAATTCGAAATTCTAAAGATTTAATTTTTAATTCATATGGTCTTGTTAAGATATAAAAAATTATTAGGAGGTGAGTGATTGGCTAATTTTGAATCTGTTAAAATGACTAATCCATATGGAATTGAAGACACGGTATTAAAATTATCCATAGACAGTGAACAGAATAGTTATAGATTATCAAATTTAATTACTGAGCCTGATAGCTATGTTTTTGTGATTTGGCACAAGACGAATACACCATGTACAATTTCTATCAACGTATTTGGAGAAATAATCACGTCAGAGTCAAATTCTCAGTGGACAAAAGTTGTAAAAGTTAAAAAGGTATCAGATGTATCAAATAAGAATATAGATATCACACCTCCGATAAACAGCACGACATTTTTTTACGAAGCATACTTATCAAGAGGTACGATTGATACTTCTTGGACTCCTGCACCAGAGGATGATGCGGAAGAAATTATCGGTTTAAAATCTGAAATAAAACAAACAGCAGAGCGTATCGATCTGACAGTTGGAAATATGGAAAAAGAAATATCGCAACTGTCAATACGTGCAGGAGAAATAGAACAAACTGTAAAAGATACAGAGAAAAATTTAACAAGTAAAATTGAAAGTACAGCCGGAGAAATAAATCAAAAAGTTGAAGACACAAAAAATGATTTAAAAGCGGAAATAAGTTTGTCTGCAGACAATATCATACATACAGTTGGGAAAAATCATGTTACTGCTATACGCTACATTAGAGATTGGTTAAATGGCAGTAATTTGGATAACCAAAATAGATGGACTGAAATAAATGTATTTTCTAAAAATGTAAACATTGCAAATGGAATTATCCCAATTTGCAAAGATGAAGATGGCTCTGCAATTACTATCCAATATCCAGAAAGATATACAGATGGTGATACATCGAAATATATTGAAGCAGAAACTGGATGGAAATGTTTAGAATTAGATTTAGGACAGGTTAAAAATGACATTGATTATATAACAATTTGGCATGAATATCCTCTTACAAGTGCAGAATTAGATGCGGTAAAGATATTCAATCATCGATTACAGGTTTCCACGGATGGCAAGACTTGGTTCACTTTATATGATTCAAGATATCAGCAAAGTGGAGGATACAAAGAGGATCCTAGCGGGAAAACTTATTATATAAATGATACTATAATAAATGATAACTTCTCTTCTGTTCAACAGAATATAGCAGGGATAAATACTACAATTCAAAACGTAGAGGAGAATTTAAGAACTGAAATTAAGGAAAGTGCAAATGGATTCAACGTAAATATTCAAAAAATATCGCAAGACTTGGAAAATGCAAAATCTGCACTGAACAATGCAATAGACTCCTTGAATACTTCGTTCAATGTTGAGTTAGGAAAAATTACAGGTATCATCGAAGGAATTGACGAGACGACTGATCAGAAGATATCATCTGCTATTCAGCAATCTGCTTCTGGTTGGCAAGGTGTTTTTAAGAAATATGGAATGTATAACGATGGTGTGTCTTCCGAACAAATAAATGTAACGATTGACGGAAAAGGCGTGCAAGTATTAAACCCATCTACTTCAAGAAGCACACAAATGACAACAAATGGATTTGAAGGATGGTATAACGGTAATAAAGTTTTCTGGATGCAAGAAGATGCCACAAAAACATCCCGTGTATATGCAGACAGAGGGGTAGAGTTGCCAACATTAAAAATGATTCCTTTGACAGTACAAGATAATAATAGTATTACACGAAATGGAATTGCATTTGTAAAAACAGGTGGTTCAAGTTAATAAAAGTTTTAAGATGTCGTGTACAGCATGACATCTTTTTATATAGATTGGAGAGTGATAAAGTTTGGCAGGAAGATACGAAAAAAGAATTGACGTTATTAACGAGACTGTAAATGCGGCTCAAAACACGTCCAACATAACAATTGCTCTGTATTTTAGGAGAACTGATTATTCTTATTGGGGATATAACCGTGAAGGAAGCGCATGGTATAGAATTGCGATAGAGGGAACTGGATATAATACAGGAAATGTTACTTGGACTTTTGATCTCAATGTTGGTCAGAATGTATGGGTTGAAATTGGACGAAAAACATTCACAGATATTCCTCATGATGCAAATGGTGATCTTAGTTTTACAATGTTTGGTGATATGTACTTTGGAACATCAGTGTCCCCAACGGCTGCGGAATTAGGTGGAACTGGACAGATTCGTAATGCATATTTTGGAAAACATATTGATAGAAATGTAAAGATTACTCAATTTGAAAAAAACAATTCTACTTCAGGAACGACTGTTGGGTTTAATTGGGCTACATCTGATAATATTAACGCATTACACTTATATGACGGCGACACAAAGCTTAAAGAATTCTCTGTTTCTGGCAAAACCGGATCAATTACATATGTAGTTACACCAAACAGAAATTATAGGTTTCAAATTCGTGTCAAAAAAACTGGAACAAGCTTATGGACAAATAGTGGATATATTGAACATTCTATTGGATATCCGTCAATCACGGGTGACTTCAATTTAAATATAAACTCTCCTATAAATCTATATTTTACCGGAACTACCCCAACATCGTCAGTATACTTATATGTTGGTTCAAAAGATGATAACAATTACTTTGCGGAAAAGAAAAATATACAGTCAAGTTATGTATCTATAACTCTCACATCTGATCAAAAAAATAAAATTTACAAACTTGCTGGTCTTAAAGAGTGGATTACTGTTGTTATTGTGCAGAACTTACATATCAACGGAGTAGAAACACCATATCAACAATATTCTGCGACAATGCAATTGAATATTTCTTCTACAGCACCTGTATTTACAAATTACTCGTATAGTAATATTAACTATTCTGTGTCAAATATTATTGGTTCTAGCAAAGCTCTTGCGAATATACCATGTATGCAAGTTCAAATTAGCACATCAAACAAAGCTCACTCTTCTGTTTCTACAATTAGTAAATATGTATGCACCATTTCCGGTGGCAACAACAATAGTTTTAGCAGAACATATGAAGCACAGGAATCACAATCAGATGTATTGATCGATCTTGGAGCGATTACTGAATATGGAAGATACTCTATATCTGTTTATGCTGTAGATGCGCGTGGAATATCTTCTTCGCCGGTAGTAAAGCAAAACGCTTTTGAAGTAATTGATTATCATGTTCCACTTGCTACTACATTTGAGCTGAAAAGACTAGGAAATTTTGAAAAGGAAGTAAGTTTAAATGTTGTTTGTAATATCTCTAGGGTAAGCGGATATAACACATCTTTTACTTCTTATTATAGATATTGTAGGACTGGAACAAGTATGCCTTTATCATGGACTACCATAACTAATATTCAAGATGGCGGAATTGATGGAAGTGATTATAAGAAAATAATAATAAATTCTAATTTTTTAACACTAGAAAAGGGAGAATCTTATGATTTCCAATTTAAGTTTAAAGACAGGTTTTCTGAAGTAGTAATCAATCCATCTTTGTCTCAAGGTGTTGCGCCACTGTCTGTTTATGAAGATGGTACTGTTGCCATAAATCGTGTTCCTGATTTCAATCAGACAGATAGGGCAAAATTGCAGATTGACGGCGATATCATGATAAACAGAAACAGTGATAGTGAAGAGGTATTTGTTGCAGAATTCTTAGAGTCTATGAATACAAAGCTTAATACGATTGAAGAAAATAATTCACAAGTGTTGTCAAAACTTGAGGGGAAAATAGACAGGTCTGATATTGTTGATAATTTAACTTCCAGCTCGGCAACTGCTCCTTTAAGTGCAAATCAAGGACGAGTTTTAAAAGAACAAATTAATGGTGTTCTTACAGTTGAAACAAGAGACTTATATGGACAACCTTGGGGAAATTCCATGAATGTAAGATTAGTAAAACTCGGATCGATTTGTGTATGTAATATTTTTTGGACTGGAGCTACTGGCACAAGCAAAAGTGCAACTATATCCGAAATAACTATTCCTGATGGATTTAGACCTTATGGAACGGTTTTTGCTACTGCACAAAATGTTACATCTAACTCTACATATGGTGCCTCAACACGAATTCAAATATCAAACAATGGTAGGATTAGCTTTGTTACAGATAATACCGGGATGTTGGAACGACATGTTACATTCGCATACAGTATAGCTTAATGACAGTCAATATAGACTGTTTTTTATTTGAAACGAGGTGATCACAATTTACACAATAATTATGAATGACGACAAATCCCTCACTGCTACTGTCGTCACAACACTATATCAAAGAGAAAAATTAGCAGATAAAATTCAAATTTTAATTCCACAGAAATATGGAGATTTAAACCTAATTGAATTTACCGCACTGTTAAAATATGTGGATCAGGCAAACGTTCCGCACGTAGAAATTCTACAAAAGGATAAAGACTTATATAAAGAACATATTCGTTATGTACTTCCTGTAGACACCAATCTTACTCAATACGCAGGAGATATTGCAATTAGAATTACATTGCAAAAGAATGATATGGAAGTGAGAAAAACGTATGTAGTGCATACTGGAGAACTGATTATTAATATCAGTCCTTTAAAAGACTATTACGCTTTTGTGCCAGATGAATCGTTGGAGTTTGTAGATCAGATTGTTGTAGATTTACAGAACAAGATTGAGGCACTGGATAAAGTAGCAGACGCTTATGACAAAACAAAAGCAGATAATATTCAAATTAAGAATGGAAACGAAATACAACTACTTTCAAACAAAGTTCCTATCGGAGACAAAATCACTGTTACAAATGGTGGTTCTGGTGAAGGAACAGGCGGAAACTGTAGTTTTGAAATTGTTGAGTTTTAGAAATTAGGCGATAGGATCATTCCTGTCGTCTTTTTATATATGAAAAAATAAAGGAGGAACAAAACATGGCAGATTTAAATGTAAAATTTGCAACAGGTGAAAAGGGCAAGATTGAAGAAGCAAAAACAGCCGGAAAGCTGGATGCGAATGATTTTGTTGTGACAAGCGACACAGATGAACTTGCATTCATCAATAAAGACGGTGAGACAAAGTTTCTGAAATCTAAGTCTACAAAAGAGTATACACTGAAAGGAACTGATCTTGGTGCACTTAAAGCTGGTCAGACTATCCCAAAAGAAATCGATATGGATGGATTACTGAACTTAATTACACAAAAATCTATTCCTGCAACATATACAAAACCGAGTGTTACTCTTACAAATAATGCTGGTTCTGCGGCGGGTAATGTTGAAGCAGGAACAAGCATTACTCCAAAATTGAGAGCCACATTTAACAAGAATGATGCAGGTGATTTGACAGCTATTTCTATTAAAAAAGGCGCTCAAAGTGTGAAAGAGGGAACAGCATCTCCGCTTGATTACACCGGAGAAGCAATCATTGTTGGAGATGAGACAGTTACATTTACTGCTTCTGCTACTTATAAAGAAGGAGCAATTAAGAATGATAACCTTGGTAATCCATCTCCAAACGGACATATTCTGGCGGGAACTGTTGCATCTAGTGGATATTCAATTACCGGGAAAAGAAATCTGTTTTATGGAACCGGAGTTGGAAATTTGCCAGAATTAAATTCTGCAACTGTTCGTGGTTTGGCAAATAAACAGTTGAATCCTTCCAATGGTCTTTCATTCAACATTAATATTGCACAAGGACAGCAGTTTATTATTTTTGCATACCCTGCAACTTTAAGAGAGGTTAATCAGGTAATGTACGTTGAAACAAATGATACCGGAATGGCTTCTAGCTTTACAAAAACACTCGTTGATGTTGCGGATGCAAGAGGTGGAGAAAACGGGAAAACATCATATAAAGTATATAGTTACCGGATGTCTACGCCCGCTGCTGCTGGAATGACTTTTAAAGTAACCATTTAAATAAAGGAGGATTGTAATTATGGCTATTGATTCTAAAAATTTGCTCGTTGCTGTGAAGGCTTTTGCTCCTGCGAATCCACTTCCACTTGATTCACGTTCATTATGGGGTTCTCAAGGAGAAGCTGAAACGTATGCAAAGCAACCAAATGCTTACGCCGGACAAATTATCACAGCAAAGGTAAACGGTAAATATAAAGCATTTGTACTACAAGGAGAAAACGGAAACTGTACTCTCGAAGCAGTTGGAGCTGACCCATCTGCTTTAAAACAGTATGTAATCGTTGGAACAAGACCAGAATCCGGACAGCAACAGGGCGTTATCTATATTGATACAAATGTTGGTTACATTTGGGATGGTGCTAAATGGGTTAAGGTATTTGAAGATGTGTCTACATCTATCACTGATTTCCAGAAACGTATTACGAAATTAGAAAGTGATATTAACCTGAAAGCAAACATTGCAAATGCTAACTTTACAGGAACAGTAAAACTGGAAGGAAAAGATTTAGCAACGAAAGAGTACGCAGAATCTCTCGTTAATGCTGCAAAATCTGAAGTTCCGATTGTAATTGACGAAGATCATCAATTCCCATCGGAAGCATATAAAGCTGGTCAGAAATATGTTGTTGCTCTTGCCGGAACATACCTTGGACAGAAATGCGAAATCGGTGATTTGATTCTTATCGTAAAAGATTACAATGTTGAATCTGCATCTAATGCTGATGGAATCGTGTTGCAGTCTAACATTGACGGTGCTGTTACGAGTGCCGATCCTTCTGCTATTGAAGGCGAGATCGTTGTAATGAGCGGTGCTACCGGAAAGGTTATCAAATCTTCCAAAGTAAATATCTCTGCTCTGAATGAAGCAATCGCAAAAGCTCATGAACATGCAAATAAGGATAAACTTGACACATACACAAAGACTCAGGGAGAATTACTTGCGGCTGCTTCTTCTGATGCACAGAGCAAAGTAGACAAACTGAAAGAAACTGTAGATGATAAGGCTGATAAAGCTACAACACTTGCTGGATACGGTATTGAGGATGCATACACAAAGACTGACATTGACGGAAAACTGAAAGTTATCAAAGATAATGTCAATACAAAAGTAGATGCTGCAACTGTTGATTCTAAGATTTCTGCTGCAAAACCTGGAATTCTGTCTGAAGCTGCACAGGCTGCTAATGAAGCCTTGAATACAAAAGTTGGCGATTTAGGTGAGTCTAGTACTGTTAAAGATTATGTTGACAAAGCAGTAGGATCAGGTGGCGCAGATATCGCAGGACAGATTAATGAAGCACTGAAACAAGCAAAGAGCTATACAGACAATAAATTAACTATTACGGAATTTTAATCATAAATAGCATAGAAAGTAGAGGTGCTGTTTATGACAGAAACAAGATCAATTTTAAAAGCAGTCTCTACAGTTGATTCTAAGTTGTCCAATCTTCCAATTGAGGATGGACAACTTATTTTCGTTTACGATAAAAAGAAAATCGTTTTGGACAATCATGGAATACGAACTATTTATGAACAAATTCAAACTATTGAAAATGAAGATCAACGAAAAGAATTACTCGCACCAATTGATTCTTTTTATTTCGTAATCGAAACTTCAATTCTTTGGAGATATGCGAATGGACAATGGATACAGATAACATCTCAACCAGCAGAAAAAGTTATTGTGAAGGATTCGTATTTGAACTTCCCGTCTGTCGGATCTGAAAACCAGATTTATATCGACACGTCTGAAAATGCAACCTATAGGTGGGATGACAATTTATTAAAATACTACTGTATTGGTAGAGATTATATGAATATAAAAATTATTGATGGATGCTTTTAAGAGATTGTTAAAACAACAATCTCTTATTTGTTGAAATAGAAAGGAAATAACATGGCAAATTCAACGTTAAAAACACGTATTGTAATAAATAATAAACCAGCGGCAGATTGGGGGAAAGATACTGAAACGATCTGGCTTAAAGGAGAATTTCTTGTTGAATCAGACACTAGAAAAATAAAAATTGGAGACGGAGTAAATAAGTATTCGGCTCTTAAATATGCAAATATGACTCCTGAAGAAGTTGATGCTCTTGTAAAACAGTCTTCTCATTCCCACAGCAATAAAGCTATTCTTGATGCTACTACTGCTTCTTTTACAACGGCATTAAAAAGTAAATTAGATGGAATTGCTGCAGGAGCTGAAGCAAATGTTCAGTCTGATTGGAATATTTTAGATTCAAGCTCCGATGCTTTTATCAAAAATAAGCCGACATCTATGCCAGCTTCCGATGTGCATGAGTGGGCGAAAGCAGAAACAAAACCTACGTATACAGCTACAGAAGTTGGCGCAGATCCAACAGGAAGTTCTGCTAAAGCGTTAACAGATGCAAAAAGTTACGCTGATAAGAAAGTTGCTGACCTTGTAAATGGTGCGCCTGGAACAATGGATACATTAAAAGAGGTTTCTGACGCTTTAGATGCAAATAAAGATGTCGTAGATGCATTAAATGCAGCAATTGGTAACAAGGCTAATCAAAGTGACTTAACAGCACATACAGGAAATGTAGATATTCATGTTACAAAAGAAAAGAAAACTGCATGGGACTCTGCTGCTACTCACGCAGGAACGGCACACGCTCCTTCAAACGCCGAGAGAAATACGATTGTATCTGTGAAGAAAAATGGTGAAGAAGTTACACCTGGATTAGATCGATCTGTAGACATTAAAGTGCCGACTAAAACATCAGAACTCACCAACGATTCCGGATATATTACAAAAGCATACACTCATCCAACCGGAGACGGAAATATGCACGTTCCTGCTACTGGAACAACAAATAACGGAAAGGTTTTGAAAGCAGGTGCTACTGCCGGATCTGCAACATGGTCACAACTTACAAAAAGCGATGTCGGTCTTAACAATGTGGATAATACAGCGGATGCAAATAAGAATGTTGCTACAGCAGTAAAATTGAAAACAGCACGGAATGTTAATGTATCTGGAGCTGTAACTGGCACTGCGATCCCATTTGACGGTTCAGCAGATGCAATAATCAATGTAACTTCTGTAAATGCAATCAAGCTTGTATTAAATCCAGGTGACACTCTTATTTTGGACGGAACAATTTAACAATGCAAAGGGGTTGAATTATGAACACAACTTTAAAAGTTCAATTACGCCAAGATGTGAGAAAGGAAGAAGAATGGCGTAATTCAGACCCTGTAATTCCTAAAGGATGTATGGCATTTTCGTCTGATAAAGAAAATGCATTCCGTGTTGGTGATGGGACATCTAAATGGTCTGAGTTGCAATATAATTCTGCGAAATCTTCTGACGTATATTCTTGGGCGAAATCTCAAACAAAACCTGTTTATACAAAATCAGAAGTTGGACTTGGCAATGTAGAAAATAAATCAAGTAGCGAAATTAGAAATGAACTTACAAAACAAAATGTAGAGAATGCTATTGGAGAGCAGCTAAACATAAATAGTATCGTTATTGGTGATCATGCAAAATTATCATACGATACGTCTAAAAATGCATTAAAAATTTCATTTATATAAAAGGCGGTGATTGAATGGGTATAGATAGTTCATTGAGTATAATAGAACCAAATTCTGATTCTATTGCAAGATCGGCAGACTTCTCTGGATGGACTGGTTATCAAACAATGGACGGAAACTCCAATTGTCGTGCGTGGGCTGACTGGCAAACAACTCGTGTATTCAGGAATGGACAAGCTGGGTGGGATGTTAGAATTATTTTAAAAGCGAACAAGACAACATCATCACCTACGTACGGTACTGGGAATACGCAAGTCGGTGCTCATCAAACAAATTCTTCTGTAGACACAAAGTATATGACTATCGTGCAGAGCGAAACAACATTTAGAGATGAGACTTTGTTTGTTCCAGCGGAAGCAGGCGCAGACATACCATTAGCAGCATATACTAATATTCATATACCGAATGTAGTAGGTAAGGGAATCAAGTTTACAGTTACAGCCAAAAGAAATCTTTGGGGTATTTACTTTAATGCGAATGGAGGAAGTGGGGCTCCTGAGTGGATGAAACGACACTGGGGAGAGATTGTGTATATTCCTTCAACAACCCCTTATAAATCTGGATATACGTTCAACGGATGGACAAAAACGCAAGGATCATCAACCATTAACTATAAGCCTGGAGATCCAATAGGTGATGATTCCGATGTCACTTTATATGCGGTATGGAGTCAAAATGTTGTAAAAACATGGAGTATTACATATAACGCGAACGGTGGATCTAACGCCCCAGCAAAGCAGACAGCGAATGTTGGTCAGTCCATTACAATTACTTATTCAAAACCGACACGCAGTGGATATACCTTTTTAGGATGGTCTACATGGAATGAATCACCAGAACCTGAAGCAATGTTTACACCGGGATATTCTTATACATCTGACAGTGATACAACACTGTACGCTGTCTGGGAGAGAGTAAATACAGATCCACCTAGTTTGTATTTCCCTGATACTTATGGAATAAATCTTGACTTCAATTATATACCGCAGCTTAGTATAAGAGCAAATGTAACGAACCCACAAGATAGAACCATATATTATAAAGTTTGCTATGTAGATAATTATTACGGAGATATCTATGATTACTATTTAAACAGCAATGGGAATACGGGCACAATAAGCCAAACAACTCTAAACACACAAATACCAGTAACATCAACAATCATTAAGAAATCCATTCAAAACTGCAACAGTGAGACTGAATTTAAACTTGCGATTTGTGTTAGTTATGAAAACTTATTTAACAATAATGCACCTGAGATGAAAAAGTATCTTGTAACGGTCAGTATTAACAATTACCAAAAACCAATAATAAAAGAGTTGTATGTTGGAAGAACCGCAGATGGTGGGGCGCAACTTGATACAGTATTTAAGTATGCCGATTCATTTACAAAAATAACTACTGGCTACACAGGGGTATCTGTGTATATAGATGATTTTATTGCATCTTCGTCAGAATATACAGAAAGCAATTCTTTCGTTGGTGGAGCAAAGAATACGATAAATTCTTTGCTCGCATTCATAAATAGTGCCGTTTCTGATTATAGCCATGTGTTTAAAATCAGAGTAGACGATGGAATATTTTATACAGAAAAAACGTATATATTAGGCGTTTTAAGAAGTGACGGAAATATTTATATTTATTCAGATGGAAGGGTTGAGGCAAACGGATTTGTCAAGTTAAATTCAACAGACGAGGATGCAATTTTGTTTCAAGATGGTGGATTCGTTTATGCAAAAAATTTCAAGAAAATTGCAAATGGTGTTTACTTATGTCCAGATGTTTTTGAGATGTTTGGACGTGAAAATACCTCTATGGCATATTTATTGAATTAAAATTAACAAATTTATTGATTAATTGAACGGATAATTTTTATTCGTTCTTTTTTAAATTAAAGGAGGACAAAATTATGTCAGAACTTACAGGATTAGAAACAATTAGTATTGAAGAACTCGAAGAAATTTTAAGACAGAATCAGGAAAACAAAGAAACTCAAGAGGAAGAATAATCACAACAAAGGATGGTGATAAAAAATGAGTATATGTGGAGGTATTGCCGGCAGGAGAGGGAAGAATCCTGTCGGTATTTTTATTCACAATGATGCAGGTGGCAGTTGTCTGAATGCTGCTTACTGGGCTAATGCACTTGCAAATGGAAGTCATAACAAAGAGAACGGGTTCGCACACGCATATTGTGGTAGCGATGGTATTCAGCAAGTTGAAGACGATATGAATTGTGCATGGCATTGTGGAAATACAGATGGAAATACAAATTATCTGAGTATTGAGGTCTGTCAAAGTATGGGGGACTTAAATACATTTAAGCGAAATGAAGAACGTGCTTTACAGTGGTGTGCTCAAAAATGTAAGCAATATGGAATTATTCCAAACGAAAACACGATTCGTTTACACCAAGAAGTGTTTGCTACTGCTTGTCCACACAGATCAGTGGAGATACATGGTGGTGTTGCGGCAACAAAGGCATATTTTGTTAAACGAATCAAAGAACTTATGGGTGGAAACCAAAACGCAGCTATCACAGATATTGAACAGAAAGGAGAAAATGAAGAGATGAGATGTTTATTTACAGTAGAAGGTAAGGGTGCAGTTTTTTATTTCGATGGATATAAAGTAATCACACTGGGTCATCCAGACGAGCTGAAAATCGTTCAGCAGATTTATAAGGATAACAACGGAAAAGACATGCCGTGTTACAAGTGGAGTCCAAGTGCTCCGTGGTACGCGAGACTGATGGCGGTCATTAACAGAAAAGAGACCACATCTATCTAAGAAAATGCTGACATCTTTATACATAATGGTTAGTTTTATCTAACTATTATTTTATGGGTAGTTGAGGTTAATTCCTCTTCTACCCATTTTTTTACCTTTTAACTCACAATAGAAGTATTTGGATCAATACGAAGAACTGTTTCCTCCCCTATCGTATCTACAAGAAGAGGACGACATTTGTAATAGTGCCCTGAATGAATATGTGTCAGTTTTCTTATCTGATTGAAAGTCAACTTCTTATTACATCTTTGTAGCATATCAACAGCCCATAATATTTTTCTGACTCGAAATTCCTCGTCTGTTTCTGCATATTTTTCTATAACAGCTCTGCATTGTTTCATATAATATAATTGTCTACCAGGGATACCAATATAGTTGCTAATTGCGTTTATCGTTATTCGTTTTGGCATTTCACCTTGGCGCTCCTTATACTCTTGAATTACATTTTCAATTTGTGACAGATATTTTTTGTCTAATAAGTCGATATTTTGTTGCCTGACAGAATTTATTTGTTTACGTGGATAATGTTTGTCTGTCCATTCTTTATCGTTTCTTCTTAACCATTGTAGACTTAATCTATATTTAGAGTACATACAAATCTTTTGAAAAGAACAGTTTGGATATTCTTTTATGGTATCAGTCCATATTTTCCTACATTCTTGTATTTCGTATTTTGTGTAATTATCTGCTACTCCGTTATGTTTTCGTATAATAATTTTAATGGCGGATTTTGAAATATTTAATTTGGAAGACACCTCTTCCATTGTTCTGTTCCGAAGCATGTTAATAACCTTTTGCTCAAATTTTTCTGACGGAGTCTTGTCTGGATTCTCTGCATTAACTAATTCATTACATGGGATTTTTAAAAACATAGCAATTTGAATAATTTCAAAAGGCTTTATTCTTTTTCCATGAAAAATCTTAGACAAATGATTTATTTCTTGAATTACATATTTACACCCACTATAAAAATTTGTTAAGTCCTGAAATAATAATTTTCGATTGATTCCATTCCCACATGATGATAAATATTTTGTACCTTCCAACTTGGATGTGAGATATTTACCGATCAATAAATCGTCATCGTATTCTATATTTTCGCGTACTGAAGCACCTATATATTCTGCCAGTTTTATATCTTGTTCTGATCCATGAATTATGGTTAAGTCTTTCACGACTGTATTTGCAGAGATAAATGACATAGCACTATGTTTATTATTTGAAACATTACTATTTAATAATTTGCACCCATGGACAGGACACACTTCTAATTCTGGTATTTGATGTGTACGTTTCCAATATGTTTCCCCATAAATATGTTTATCTTCACTTACGCACATGGGACAATAACGGAGATAAGTTTCCTCTGAAGATTTTTTATTTAATACGAAAATACGGAAATAATCTCCTGTCATGTTGCACAGAGAATTGTATGCATCTTTTCTTTTTTCAACTCCAAGATATCTTCCATAATAATTATATAGCGTGTGATTATTTATTACGTCATCTAGCGTTTGATTCCGAGTGATAATCTCTATGAGTTCTTTGCTTAACTTATTTAAGAACAAAAATTCAATTCCCTCTTTTGGATTAACAAAAAAATTATTTTTTGCATGAGCATATGATAGATATCCACTTTTTTCATATATTCTTGTAAGCAAGCTATACACAGTTTCATCTGGATACATTGTTGGCACATAAGTAATCATAGCGATATCTCCTCGGCGATTAAATTGTATTTTTTCAGCAATAAAACAATATTAATATTGTTTTGTTTCGATTCCTGTACAATATCAGATATTTTTAAATTATCATTTATTTCTTTTGTACTATCTCGTTCGATAATTTGCTTATCTTTTTTACTGCACAGCTTTAATTTTTGTTTGTCTGAAATATTTATATAATCGTGTAAAACAGACATTCTTTGTTTATATGCTATTTCAAAAAGATCAATACTTAATGATTTATATCCGGACAGAATACCTATCTCCTGTGCGTCATGCAGAAGCGCTATAACAATAGAAACATTCCCAGACGAATGGTCGTATAGCCATTTAATAATCTTATCAGTAATTTCAATTCTTTCTTCCATGTACTGATACTGAAAAATAATTTTACAAAACATGGTAAATTCAACATCAAAGTCAAGAGACGTATATTCTAACCCCATTGTTCTCCTTGCAAGATGCATTGCTTTGTCAAAAAAATTTTTACATTCCGGAGTTCCTACAAAACAAATACTTATACCGGAATTATTGACCAGTTGCGTTATACTACCAACTAAAGTTTTGCCATTTTTTGAATTACATATATTTTGTATTTCATCGACAATTAACAATCCGATATTGTTCAAGGCAATTTGACTGACACAACCTATTAATGTATCTGTTGTAGCCTTTATTTTGATTGCATTTTCATAGTATTTTGAGTCAAGAAGTTCGTCAGCCTTTCTTAATATTTCCAATAGAAGTCCTTTTACAGAAGAGTCAAAGGGACATTGCACCACCAGAGACGGTATTACCTTTGCATATGGATTTTCAAACTCTATGACTGCACTGTCTGTTATTAAATCAATTGCTCTAAATATAGATGCACTTTTCCCTATTCCAGAATTACCAATAATAGAAAAAGAATCTGACCCACCTATAATTCCACCATTATAAAACTTCTTTTGAATCATTCTAAAATTGTTTTGTTGCTGTTGCATAACAAATGGATCTGTCCTTTTCTTCTGCAATGAACGCATTAATGAAAGATACAATTTGCTATATATCTCTTGGGACATTTTTGATGGTATATATATTCTATATATATCTGACAGCGCCATTAAACGTTCTGTTTCGCTTTTATGAATAATTGATGGCTCATATTCTGGCAATACGGTCAAAGATGAAATCAGTCGTTCTCCTGATAAAATAGGTGGTAAATTATAAATTGATTCCGTAGTTTTACTCATAATCGACTCCTCCGTTTATATGGTCAATGTGTGTGCGATACGTTTCTCTTTTCCTTGTTTGTTTGACATTTTTAATTTTTGTATCTTGCTTTCGACATACATTATTAGCAATCGTCTCTATATATTTAGCCAAATCAATTTTCGACTGCATGTTATTATATTCTTCTTTTGCCACCAACCTTTTCTGTTCTTGCAGCAATGCATCTGTTTCTGTAATATCCATTCCCTTGAACCTATTTTCAATAATATTAAACGGAACATATTCACCGTTCAAAATAGCCCATACTGTGGTGACGTCATTTGAATCATATGCCACTTTTACATAATCGCCGTTTAAATATTCTTCCGTATATCCGTTACAGTGATATCTCATTTTATTTACAATCAAACCACGACGCGAAAATTTTCCTGTTATTCTCGGAAGCATTGAATAAATTATATTTTTAGAACTTACAGATATTAAGTTTGCTCCGATACGTTTTTTGCCATATTCAAATATTGTATTTGCATATGGTTGAATATTATTTTTTATCATATCTTCTGTGTATGGAAAATTCTTTAAAATACGTTGTGAATTATAATACAATATACAACGCAATATTATCTTTTCAAAGTCTCCTAATGTCAGGCAAGCATCTTTTCTATAGTCGTGACATCCACGCTCTTGAAAATCTGGATTAACTACTCCTTTACCTTTTAAATATTCTTTGTAGTATCCTTGTACTAAATCAAAAAACTTCTCTACAGAACCTTTTAACTCTGGTCTATATGGTGGTAAATTTGTTATTGTAATCCCAAGTTCAGTTAATTGTTCAAATACTTCTGATTTATATTCGCTACCCTTATCTGTAATCATCACTCCGGGAACCTGATCAATATTCCATTCTTGCTTACTTATAATAATTCCATGTTTCTTGCACAATTCTACTTTGTCTGTAATGATATTTAGCATCAAGTTTTTTAAACTATATATTCCACCTTCCCATGTTAATGCATATCCACAACACAGGCTGCTATACGCATCTATACATGTGGTTAATATTGGTCTTCCAACTAGATTTCCTGAATTATCAACCAAATATATATCACATACTGTTGCGTCCAACATCCCAATCCCTACATTTGGAGCAAATTGTTGTACACCATCTCCTGTCAACGGTCTGTTATTTCTCTGGTAATTTTTTATCCCATTTCTTGAGATATAATAGGTTTGCAGTTTTTTTGTTTTGCGATAAAAATACCGAAACTGATAAAATGATGGATGATGTGCCAATAACTTTCCATTTGTATCACAGTATTTTTCTTTTAAAAGCATTGTATAAGCTGTATTCAGAGTATTTTTCTTCCTAGTATAGTAAAATTTATTTAACGCCCATCTCATATTCTTTTCATCTATAGACAGTTCTAATTTTCGATTTTTCTTTTTTGGTGCGAATACAGACATGTCTTGATACGCTAAATACAAACATAAGTATTTTCTTATAGTTGTTTTGGAGACACCTCTCTCTTCCGAAATAGTATTTATGGCTTCATTTCTTTTCTGTGGTTCAGATATATATGGCAGAATACTTGCAATTAATGAGAAATGTTCGTGAATAAATTTTCTACTATTGGCTGAAAAATCTTCCATATCTTGTGTGTATATACCTGTTATTTCAGACAAATCATTTTCAGAAAAGGGTACAAATGTATCTATCTGATTGTTAAGAATCCACTTTGGCATAGACAGTTTAATACAATCTATGATTAAAGACTGTCCATGCTGCACATCCAAAACTCGAATAATATCGTCATTGTTTTTTAATAAATAATTATTCTGCATCAATTACAACACCCCAATCTTCAATACCGTGTCTCAACCAATAATCTTTGCTAATGTCTAAGAATTTGACTGTCATAGGTTTTGTGAGAAATTTTCGATAGACACATTCACGGACAAGCATATCCCCGTTTGTTTTAATGCAAAGAAAATCTGTCATATATTCACCTGTGTCTTTCCCATCTAAAACTACATTGCAACGAATTTCCTCAATGTCTGGATCTGCGTTAAGAATTTCTGCAAAACTCGATTGAATTGGATCGTAGAATCTGCACACATCTTTACTTTTCGATATTGTCCTCTTCTCACATCGACCCTTGTAATTTTTTTTTCGCATTTTCTTGTATTCTCCTTCTGAATTTTTAAGGCATGATTTTCCCAAAAATGCTCCCAAAAATCTCCCAAAAACGTTTTTGGGATAAATTTTCTTCCCAAATCCTTTGTTTTTGGGAAAGTGAAAATGCCAATAAACGTTGAATTTGCGTTGTTTTCTCCCAAAAATAGTTTTCCCAAAAACAGCATTTTTAAATTTCTCTANAACTGGAATACATTTTACTGATGTGATGAAAACCATCACTTCTGAATCATATAAAACGATGAATCTGTACTTCAGATTCCATGAATTTTTAGAACTCAGAAACCAGATCTGTCTCTAAGTGATATGGATTATAACACCTGTTCTGAAAAAAAGCAAGCAGAATACACAAAATGAGCAGACGAATACTGCCGCCTGCTCATTTCACATATTTGCTTGCTTTAGAGATTATTTTTGTATGATTTGTTGTCAAGGGGCAACATCCGTTTTTCCAAAAAGGGCAAAGTTGATTTTCCTTTCGCAGATTTCAAATATAAAAAGTGAAGGCTTTTATAACAGAATGAAAGTGCAATTTCATTCAGAAATAACACTCAATTTTCCTAGGTTTTAAGCCACTTTGTAAAAGTAAAAAAGACCCTGAAAATGTAAAAATACATTTTTCAAGGTCTAATTCTATTTGTGCTATAAAATTATGAGACAAAAATCGGTTTTGCCTTTTTGAAGTAAATGGTGTTTGCCTTTTGACATAGAATCATACCTTTGTATTCAGTATATCATGATTCTTTCTTCTATTTTTATAACTACTACTTATTTATTCTCTTTTGCAATATTTTTATTTGCTCTTTCTACCAAATCCATCATAAAATCATATAATACTTCTCTTTTATCTTCTGCACTAAATTTAATGCATTCGTTTGGTTCTCTATTATTACCAACTACAACAAAACTATCTTCAAAATCAGATGTATTTAATCTCTCAAAAATAAATTCGACAACATCTTCTTCTGATTGAAAGCCACTCAAACTGTTGCTCCATTCTTTAGTTATCTTTCCCATACTTTCTCCAAATGAAAAACAAATTTTGTTTTATACTTCATACTGTTACAAATTAAAAAGTTTATAATCTTCCCATTGGTATCCACTTCCACACGGAACAATGTTCAAATACAATTGAGAAATAGTCGTGTTATTCGCATCAATCCACGCTTTTCTCCATCTATACCCTCTTGCTCCGGCATTAGGGTTAATTATGATCCATTCTTCACCGTCACTGAATCTAATTTCTGATCTGATATAACATGATTTTGAGATGCCTTTAAATACCGTTTCAATTCCAGATTCGTTTTTATCCTTTTCGATTTCTAACAATTTATTTATCCCAACATCCATATCACTCGTATAGATAATACATTTTACAATTTGATTACTACATGCTCCTTGCATTTAATTCCTTCTCCACTTCTTCCCATGTAAACTGTTCTGTAATAAGTTCATGAGTATATTTTTCCCAAATTGTTTTATAATCAACACCCATTAGTTGGCTCATTTCGATTAAAGCATCGACAACTTTATTGATCTTAATTTCTACCATCTTCTTCTCCATTTGAAAGTGAATTTCTATTTTATTCTTTTTCTGTAAAACTAATCATTCTATTTCCATCTTTCGTTGCATATACAGTAATATATATATCTGCTTTTTCAATTTCCGTAATTAATTTATCTTCTAGTATTTCTACTTTATAAGTTCCATCATCATTTTGATAAGCGTGAACTTCCCTTTTGCTGAACTTAGCCAATTTCTCTTTATCATCTACTTTCGTTGGTGATAACCATTCAATATAACAATACGGAATAATTAAAATTTCTTCAGAATCTTTTAATTCAAAATAAAAATTATGCTCTAGTTTGCCTACAATTGATGCAGTAAAATACTGTTTAATTTTAGTTTTATATAATTCCTCCATCATATATCTTTCTTTAATCTTTACGTCATAAAATATTTTTTTACTTTCTTGCATTTAATCCACCTCTTATTTTATGAAATCCATTTCACCATTTTCACAGAGAAAATTATATTTATCTATCCACCCCTGTGCGGATAAATTGCCACATCTTTTCAATTGTTCTTTATAGCTTCTATTAAAGACAAGTCGTGATATTCCAAATTTATACTCTGCAATTGTTTGTATCATTTTATATGTAAGAATAGCGTTTTTATTAGACAGTCGTCTGATTCTAGGATCTGAATATGTAAACGCCTCAGTATTGTCTTCTACTCTTCTTTCATCAGTCAATGATCTATCATATAGTTCTGTTGTTGCTATGTAATAACATGTTAATTTAAAACATATATCCTCTATATCATCTCTGGATATTTGTTCTATATATTTAGTAGTTGGTTGCTCATCAATCGCTTCAACAATAAGATCTACTGGAAATGTTTCGCGTCCATGATTCATACTTGCTCTTAACGAATCAACCAACTTATCTGCATCAATCAATCTTGTTTTCATTTTATTTCCCCCTTATGAAACGTGAGTTTTATTTTACTTTTCTTTCTACAACTACAATTGTGTCGTTATGCCAACCGCCATGAGCGACTAGCAATATCTCTTCGATTTCAAATCCATATTTCTTACCAATTCCACCGCTATTCCAACTACAGGTAATTACAGTACCACCAGGCTTTACAATTCTTCCAATCTGCTCTTTTTGTTTTGACCAATACGCTGCCTGTGTTGTTTTCATATCTACAGTTTGTCCAAGTTTTTTATAGCACTCACTTACCTGTCGTGGTGAATATGGCGGATCATACAAGACCGTATCAATAGATTTATCGTCAAAAATTTTTAAGAAATCTAATGCATCCATATGATAATCTGTATTATATTGCTCATCCAAATCATTTGTAATTGTTGCTAATTTATTATTGTTGGCAAATGGATCAATGATTCTGCCATTAGAATATTTTTCTATTAACTCTTTAATCGGTTTTATAGAAAATGTTTTACTATTTGGCATATGCCAAGTCCTATTTATATTCATGTCTTCTATATCTTCTATATTTTATAGACATACCGGTATGTCATAACCTTATTCGGCTATTTTTTCTCCTTTGTTATTCAAAGACATTTGCAACTATCTTTGTATTTTGTTCAAGATCTTGTTTAATTTCTTTTAAAATATGTTTAACTACGGGTAACGTCCATGCATTGCCACACATACTACATCTTTTCGTATACGATATTTTTCTTCCATTAACTTCTACAT